CAGTTACAGATGAGCAAGCTAACTCTCAGTATTGGACCATTCTTGATCTTAAGGATGGTCAGCGTGAGTATGACATTCGTTTAGAGTTTCCTTCGAATACGACCTTAAAAGAAGTCATGCCCATACATAAAGCAGCTGTATCCGGAATCAATCGTGAGAAATACACGCCTGGAATGTTCTATATCCATGTGGTGAATGCTCTTGCGGTTGCTAACGGATCGCCTAACACAGTTGCAATTTTACTTTACGTCAGTGGTGCGGATGTGGAGTTCTATGGGGTTCAACCCATGGGACAACAAATCTCTGGAGCACCAGTGAATCCGACATCGGTTGAGGTTGATGAGTCTGAGGACTTTGACTCACCTCCTCCCCTTGCACAGGGGGAAGTACCGCAAATGAAGGTTTCATTGGGAACTGGAGGTTCTACCCTCAGCTCCGATGTCCCATTAGTACGCATTGTGTCCTTGAGAGATTTAGTCAGGCGACAATATCTCTATATTGGATATCCATCTTCCAGTGCCGTAGGATATACCTATCGAGCTTCTGACATGTTCACACAAACAACGCCAATGTCCTATTGGTGCGGTGGATTTGCTGGAAGACGGGGTGGACTCCGTTGGAAGATTGTATACAATCAAGGTAATGCGATGGTATGTTATTGGGATCCAAGAGCTGGAGCCTCACTAACGGCGGGGAATTGGACCGCTCCGAGTTTAAACGCCTTTCATCAGATTAGAAACGGCGCCGATACCGCTTTTGAGGTGGAGACCAGTTATACTTCTCAGTACAACTTCCTAACATCTCAGTTTGCGATAGCGAATGCTAATCTTGAACTTTCGAATGAAGGTGTTCTAAAGACTGCATTTTGCCAGAATGCAGCTACCGGAACGCAACGATTCCTCGTCTTTGGTGGAGCAGATGATTTCCGTATGGGAATTTTTCTGGGTCCTCCTATCATTGACGAAGCGGCTTGAGTGGCCTGTTTAATACACTCAAAAGACCCCAACGATGTCTTTAAACTCGTTTCTTTTGTTTTAATTCTTATACACACTGAGTATCCCTCGGGTGTATCTTTTCTAAATCTAATGCTTTTCTATAGAAGACTTTGGTAACGAATTGTAAAAGGGAGCAAGATCCCGTGGAAAGATGTATTATCATCCTGGTTGTGGCGTGAAACGCAACTGGGTTACCCCACGGACAAATACTTGTTCTTCTCTACTTCGGCTTCTATGCTTGGCTACCTTTCTGACTTTTTCTTGTCAAACTGAGGTTGATTGATCAACCATCATCCGGTAGCCGGGGGTGGTTGAAGGGTTCTTTTCAACTATATTTGAC